CCCGCTATTCGCAGATCATCAAGAAGCGACTCCCGTCACTTCTTTGTGGCCGTGTAGTAGGTCCCTCTTCTCTCTCCGAGAAATCTGAGAAGAAGAAGTCCCATCGGCGTATTGTCGATGGCCCCACAGCTGTCTGGCAGGCTGTGTGGTCTGGTTTCATTGCTAGTGGTCTTGGTCAACAGCATGGTTGTTGGGTGTTTAGGCGCTGGGTTACTAGATGCGCCCCGCGCGGATCCGACTGGATGTCGGCAAGGGTGAAAGACCTTGCTGTGTCCCTCCGTGACCTTGCGCTCACGGAGCGGGAGGTCGGATTTGTCGCGGATATACCCTTTTCCCTCCAGAGGTGGCTTCGTCTTGTCGCTCGGGATCAACCCCGACGCGCACTGGCCTTCACCAGGTGCGCTAGGGCACTCCCTAAGCCTGGGCGTAACATGACCTCTAGGGGGTTGCTTAACCATGCTACCAACATCTCCCGTGGATATGACGTGGACTCCGTTGTTCAGGAGTCTATCGAAGCACACGTCATTAGCACCATGGGGGATGCGCTGACCAAGAAGTATACTTGGATACACGCACCTTCGAGCAAGAACTCGGTGAGGGAGATGCCCGGCTCGAAGGGTGGCTATGACGAGTACCTGCGCACGCTGATCACCTCTGATCTTGACGGTGACCTCATGAGGTCCCAAATGGAGAAGCGGGTGCTTGAGGCGTCTCGTCGCTGCCGTGACTTCCCGGGTAAGGACAGTCTCCTTAACCGACTTCTCAGCGTAATCAGAGCAGGCCCGTTTCAGGACGAGCAGTACCCAGAGGTGCTGGAGGGGTATGGTACCCTTCTTGCAATGGAGCACTTCTGGTCGTCCTCGATAGGGGCTGGCCCTATGGTCGTTCACGCGGCCACTCCGATCGCTGAGCAAGGCTCGAAAGTGCGTGTAATTACCGTTCCGCCTGGCAGTCTGTTTACTGCAGGCACACTGGCCCGAGAGCGAATCTTCCCTGTGCTTAGACAGAAGGACCGGAGAGCCGGCGACTTCGGTCGTCGTCTTGAAGGAGCACGGGAAGTTCGCGGCTTCTCGGGTTGCCTGCGTGGTGATCAGCACTATCTTAGTGCCGATTTGACTAAGGCGACCGATGGCTTTGGACATGGTGCTATTCAGGCCGTTATCCGCGGCCTGGGCAAGGCGGGTCTGCACCCGACCTATCTTGACCTGGCGGCTAACTCCCTTGGCGTTGGCCCTAGGAAGCACTACGTCCGTTACCAGAGGTCTGCCTTCACCAAAATAGACTGGAAGGCGATGCTCGACATTCCGACCATTATAAGAGAAGGAGGCGAGTCCGTCCTCGTCCCGATGGAGCGAGGCTGTTTGATGGGGACTCCCCTGTCTTTTACAGTCCTCACTCTTATTAATGGCTGGTGCTGTAACACTCTCGGCCCACTTACGGCCATCTGCGGTGATGACGTGGTGAGTGTTACGAGGCCCAGGAATGTCGCTTCCTATTCGAGGCGAGTGGCCTCGGTAGGAAGTGGACTGCACGAGAGGAAGTCCTTCTTTGGCAAGAAGGGTTGGACTTTCTGCGAGGTCTTTGGCCTCGTCGATAAGTACTCTGGCCGCTGTGAGTACTACAACCCTTATCCTCTCAAGCAATTCATGCGCGACGGTACTGGGGTCATGGACAAGGGAAACTACTTCGCACCTCAGTGGAAGGCACTGAAACGTGTGTCCCGAGTCCTCTGTAAGGGAGTACGCGCCAAGGGAAGACGGCTTGGGAGACTTCCCGAGCTGCCCGCAGCTCTCGG